GACCATTGTCACCAGTGACCTATCGCTGGCTGGCAAGCCCGTCGATGGCGTTGCAGGCAAGACGTGGCTTGTTCCGTGTAACGAGGACAAGTCAGTCCGTCTGCGTGGTCTGGCCGACACTTTCATGGCCGAGTTTATCTATTTCCTCCTGAATCGCCGCAAGCTGCGCATTCACCTACGCGCCGAGGCCGCTGCCTTGGTGGATATTCCTAATCACTGGTATCGCAGGTTCGACATTGGCGGCATTATATGCTATATTGACAAAATCAATTACCCCATCAAAGCTGAGACTGGAATAGACAAGGTGACGATGGACGTGTTTGCAATCTAAATCAGAAACGATTATGGCAGTCATCAACACTATCACAGGCAGTAAGTTTGCGGGATGCCCCGTTATGGTCGAGGTTGTCAGTGGCAGCATTGACTCTAAGGCCACTTTCCACCGCGTCCGCATCGTGGCAACTGTCGGCAACAATCAGTTTGAGTTTTCAAAGCCAGTCGGCAACGATTCGCAATACGATTTCGACGTGTCCTCTGCGCTGTGGGCTGTGCTGGAGCGGCACGAGTATCAGGCCGACCAGTTGGGAAACTACCCAGCCGTGTCGCTGTCGGTCGTGGCCTACGACGACTATCTGCTCGACGGCGAGGAGAAGCATTTCGGACCGTCAACGTCTGCCGACGGCGGACAGTTCTATCTTGGACGGCTCACCGATCGCGAGCGGCTGACAGGAGAAAGGCCATTGACCTACAGTCGTAAACCTAAGACATCGCCAGAGATTTGTTTTGCAGGCAACCCGCATTTGATACCAAGCCCAATGAGTTCTTCACCATCAGTAGAAACGATTAATGTTCCAGACGGAAGCCCATCTGGCGCATTTGATGGTGTCAATATCTATGGCATTGCACAATCTGCTGACGGATTTGAACTTCGGTTTATTAATTCGCTGGGGGTTCATGAGAACGTATTTGTCACCTGTTTGCGTCAGACAGATGTAAACATTAAGACTGACTTTTATACGAAAGCCGTCCAGGAGACGCTGACAAAATTTTCACGGGGCGTCACACGTAAGCAGAACGACTATGAGACATGGAGGATGTCATCTGGGCCGATTGACCGTGCCTGGCAGCAGTGGTGGCTACATGAGCCGTTAATGGCTAAGTGGGCGTGGCTGAATGTTGATGCCCGATGGTTGCCGGTTCATATCATTCCAGAAGAAACGACAAAGGGTATTGACCGCACAAAGGGTGACGCTTTGACGGTAGAGTTTACGCTTCGCTTCGACATCAACGGTTCGCCGTTCGCATGACCATTGTCCCAAAAACGCCGCAACTGAGCAATACCTTTGATAAAAAGAAAATGAAACGATTATGGCAGTCATAGTCTCAACAAGAGCAAACTACTGGATTAATCCTACGGCACTAAGTATCACACTCAATGCCTTGGGAGAGCCCAACCGCATACAGGCCAGTGTGGCCAGCGGCGCAGTCATCATGTGCTATATCCGTGGCGTCGAGGGTCTGGACTTCGACAACGGCCACAACTACCGCCGCTGGCCGCTGACCATCTCACCGACCTATTTCAATTCTAACACAGAGAAGTATCTCTACGTGGCCATCCCGCGCAGCAACACCATCGGCTCGGATGCAATGGTGGTGTTCCCCTCACAGAAACTTGATATTTACGGCTATGCGGTGGAAGAAGACCCCGAAACCCACGAGCAGTCACAGGGCGAACAGCTGGGTACAGACGGCTATTATTATATATGGTTGCAAGGCATCATTACGTCGAGTGGAAATGGTGGCAATACGCCACGAGAATGGCGAGAAGGTGCCAGACCCGATACGGGTATTCTGCGTACCGACGAGGCAACGGACTCAACTGAAACCCACTGGTATCGTTGGGACCCCATCACGCAGACCGTCACTTTCCTGAAGGACATCTGGATGGATGCCACATCGGTATTCAAGAACCTGCGGCTGACCAAGATGATATTTAATGGTCACGAACTCAATGGTGTTGCCGTCAAGGACGTCACTCCGAGCGACTCTGATGACACCATTGTCACGCCTGCCTATCTTGATGGACTTACCGACGGCAAGTACCTGCGCAAGGATCAGGACGACCGCACGGAGTTCTCGCTCGGCGTGGGCGGAGACCTGACGGTGGGTGGTGTGTTCGATGCCATTGAGGGTAAGATAAACCGCCTGATGTCGCACAACTACAGCGGAAGCGGAGTGGGTGACACCGGCTGGCTGCTGACCAACGACGACGGAAGCGGTAATTCGCTCTTAGAGGTGGACAACCTGCTGGTCCGCATGAAGGCCACGTTCATGGAGCTGGAGATAAGGAAGGAGACGTTCGTAGGCGGCAATAGTCATTACTCGCCTGCGGGAAGTGTCATCTTCAAGGTAGACTTCATAGCCTCTGACGGACACAAGATGGGCTATCGTGAGCAGCGTGTGCCCTGGCTGCTGAAAGGCATTGCATTCCTGTTTCCGTGGAAGGGCATCCGTGCCAGCTATACCCGAAAGCGATACCTGCGCTATGCCTATTCGCTGAGCGACCTGCCGACAGACCCCAGCAACCCTGACTATGTGGGCAACGTGGCCGCAATGCGCTGCTATCTGATTTCAGACGATGGCACCACCGCCACCCGCAACTGGTGGCAGGTGGGCGACCAACCGCGCAGTCAGTCGTTCAACAAGGCACTGAGCCGTGCCAACAAGAAGGACAACAGCTACGACACGTCTACACCTGGTACCGAGGATCCGACGTCGCCAATCAGCAGCGACTTCTGGTGGCGCATGATTACTGCCGTGGGTGCCGCAGAGGGTGATGACGGCAAGATGTATGACTGGATAGACCTTCCTTACGAGGACCGCAAGCGTGCCGACGGTTCGGACTATTACTCGAACACCGAGAAGAACTCGTTCCGTGCCGCTGGCAGCGACATCCCCAAGGCGGGTGACACGATTGTATGTATGGGTAACAGATACAATGCCGACCGCATGAACATGGTGAGCATCATCAGCGTGGCCACCGATGATTACGACGCACCATCAATTAAAGGATATCGCGGCATTCACACCTTCTCGTTCGAAGGATGCCTGGTATTCAACATATCGCCAAAGGAAGTGGCGTTCCGCAGCAATGAGTTCCGCTTTATCACCGACAAGGGCGACTATCTGCCCGCCGTGCTCGACCGTGGCGAGTGGTTCATCGGCGAGCGTTACCACTGGTACGACCGCGTGAGTCATAACGGTTCGATGTGGCTGTGCATCATCCTCGACGGCTATCTGTGGGTTAACGCTCAGGGCACGGAGTACGACCCTGTGAGGAAGAAGTGGATATATCCCGACGGAACGACGCACGATGCAGGCGACATGACCGACGTGTTGGAGGGCGAGGGTGAGTACACATATACTGCTAACGACTGGCAGATACCGTCGCTGGACGGCGACGGCGTGCTGGACGGCGACGAGGTTTACAGCGGGCAGGACCACTACTACCGCCGCGCCACCGTCGGCAGCCAGCAGATATACTATGTAAGGAAATACACCTATGCCGAGCCGAAGGACACCAATGACGCCATCTGGCTGAAGCAGGTCTCGAAGGGTACGGAGATAACGCAAACGATTATCAGTTATGCTGCCAGCAGCAGCGGAACGACTATTCCAACAACGGGATGGAAGACCGTTGGCGATGGGGCGGGGGAGTATGCCACGCCCGATGCTGCCATTGCGGCTACTGGCATCAAACCCGGACAGTACCTGTGGATGCGCCGTGCTGTTTATTACTCTGACCGTCTGGAGCCAGTGGTGGAATACTCCGTGAACCGCTGGGGTATTGACGGTGACGGCATCAGCAAGATTGACTCTTACTATTGGGCTACTAAGGATGTGAAGTCAATGCCTGCCGACGACACAATGAAGATGCCTGGCGACGCTGGCTACGACACGGCTACGAAGGAGCAGAAGTGGTTTGCCACCTTCGACGCGCTGGCAACGGCGTGGGGTGGCGTCGGTCAGATGCAGGGCATGTTCGTTTGGGAAAAGACTGTCATACACTACGACCTGCCGGACGGTAAGCCGTCGAGCGAGCAGAAGCCTGACGTTGTGAGCTACAAGTGTTCGCGTATAGGCCAGGACGGACAGATAGGGCAGGAGGAGTACTACTGCCTGCGCAGCAGTGCCGACTTCAATACCGCCTTTGGTGGCACGACCTACGACAAGTGCGGCATACGCTGGTACAACCCGGCAAGCCCTGGCGCAGAGAACTGGCGACTGTCAACTACCACCCCGAACATCAATACAGCCATTTGGGGCACGTCCCGTCCTGCATACCAGGCAGGCAGTGCCGACAAGTATCTGTGGAACTTCGAGCAGCGCGTTGACGGACAGGGTACAGAGTATGCCACGAAGCCCGTATGTATCGGTGACGCATCGAGAGGCATAGCGGGCGTGATTGAGTTGTATGCGTTGTCGGCAAGCCAGACTCCTGTGAGCGCCAGCATCCTCGTGCCTGCCGACATTAATCAGAAGAATACCTATGGCGTTATTCCTGCGAGTGGGTTCAACGACCCGCAGGTGTGGGGTGACGAGAAGTATGACCGTGCTCCGACGGAGGCATTACCCTACCAGTGGAACTGGACACGAGTGCTCTATACAACACCCAAGGATGCAAGCGACACGGCACGCTATACTTACAACGGTGTCAACTATCCTTACGAAGACCACTATCACGTGAGTGCCGTGAAGGGTACTCGCGGAGAGGACGGCGCAGGCACGGAGTATATCTATTACCGTCCGCAGTCAAACGATGCGGCAGGCAACGAATTGCCTGTTACTGTTCCAGACCCGAATGCGGAGATGAGAGACAAGGACGGCGTGACGCGCACCACTCAATATATTAAGGAAACCGACGACTTTGTTCCCTACGGATGGACAGACAATCCTGTTGGCATAGACTTCCAGCACCGCATAGAGTACCAGGCTGAACGTAAAAGTTCCGCAAAAACTGGCACGGGTGGTTTTACTGGTGGCCACGAGTGGGGAGCGTTCACTCAGGGTAAGCCTTGGAGTAAGTATGGCAAAAACGGAGTGGACGGTGATGGTGTTGAGTATGTATTTGCACGCACTGCTGTTAAGACGCCACCCACCATCAGCAACAGCTCGGACACTTACGGCGGAAAGACATATCTTGACGACGACTACCTGCCTGCTGTCAGCGGTGCAAAGACCATCAGTGGTGGCACCGTTGTCGATGCAACACGTGCCACTGACAACCCGCAGGGTGTGACTCGCGAACTGCCATACGAGTGGGTGATGAAGCGCACAAAGGGACTGCCGAATGCAGAGAGCGGTAAGCGCAACTGGAATAAGTACACCGAGGGCGAACAGATGACGATATGGAACAACCTGGCCGAGAATGCCATCCGCATGGACCTCAGTAATGAGATGGATGTGGTAAAGACAGATTCCAACGGAAAAGTTGATGCAGATGCGGATATTGTTACTGTTGTGCGTGTATTCGACGGGTCACAGGCAGCAACTATTGGCAACCCCGTGGTGGACGCCATCAGCATCAAGGCTGTCAATGGTACTGTTACTACCCTGTCGCCATATATTACACCGTCAGGCAATAGCACAGAGAAAACCCTGACGTGGAAGTTCCTGAAGGGTATGACGATATCGTCAAAATATGACATCACCATAAGATATACATACCTTGGCGTGCAGCGATTGGCCACCTTTACCATTGTAGCCTCGATGGGGCAGGCCATTTACCAGCTACGCCCGTCAGCATCTGAAATGTCGTTCACGAGGCAGTCTGACAACACGTTGAAGGCTCCAGCAGCCCTTTCGCTGATTGTAAGCAAGCTGGACGGAGTAGGCAGCGGCAACATGAGTGACTTCTCGGCTACAGGAACGGTGGATGGCGGTCGCGTATTTGTCCGTTACAGCAAGACATCTATGCCCACGTCAGAGACCGACGGCACGGCATGGCCGCAAGGCAACCAGATAGCACTGACCGTGGCGGAGGTGACGAGTAATAACCCTGTAGAGAATATCTATATCGCCATGTTTAACAGCGACAGCACCTTGCTCGACCGTGAGACTATTCCTGTTGTAAAGGACGGATTGAACGGTTCACAGGGACCAAAGGGTAATGATGGCGTATCGCCGGACGGTTTTTCGTTAGTGACCAATCCGAGCGCCGTCAACTTCAGGACGGACGCGACGGGCAGTTTTGTGACAACTGACGACGTAACGGTTGTCTGTAAGCCAGTAAGAACGGTCGGTAATGTAGTGACAGAAGGAACTACAGGAAATTATTACCTTTGCCATAGGCTTGTCTATCCTAAGTCAACGGGAACATGGACACTTGGTGTAAGTGGTGAAGATGTGACCGATTCACAGCAAGTTGGCTTGCAGGCTGCAACAAGGAGTGGCGACTATATGGTTGTCGGCGTAGACTTTGTATTGTCGTCGCAGCAGAGAGCAGGCGGTACCATCATTGCTTCCGTCCGCGTCCCGGTCATGGTGGACGGTCGCCGTGGTGCCGAGGGAGCCACGGGCCGTATGTTCTACTCTATGGGAGAGTGGACGGCAAAGACATATACCCGCACCGAGGACATTGTGCCTATAGTACACTACGGTCAGGTGTGGAACGAGAATATAGGTACATACGGAAAGTACTACTATCTGAATGATGACAGTGCAAATGCCAATGAAATTCCTGGCGTCAGCAGCAAGTGGGCGGAAGCCGTAGACTATGGCATTGTCATAGCCCAGGGTATTTTCGCGCCTTTCGCCAAGCTGGGCAAGGGTATCTTCTCAAATGATTACTTCTTCTCGATGAACGGACATATCGGTGACACAGAATATAATAATGCGGCACCGATAGAGGAAGGCGGTAGGCCCGCTTATACATACTTCGTAGACTATTATAAAGGTAATGAGTCGTATGTCAATGTGACGGGTGCTACCAACTCTTCTCGTATCGTACTGAAGAAATGGACGCTTCCGGCAGGTGTCAAGATATCATATACGGCGAAGTTCTCATTTATTTCGTCAGGAACAGTCGGCATCAGGATTTGCAAAGGAAATACCTTTGTAGGCTCTAACGTCAACTTCACCAACTCCAGTAAGGGTCCAAAGTCGGACGAGTACACAACGACGGAACTGGCAGAGTATTCCATCGAGTATCTTGCTTCCGCCGCCTCGGTTGTCGCCTCGTTCGAGTTTGATTTTGCTTTGCCGGACCATGTGTTCGAGCCCAACTGGATGGTGGACCTGCTGACAGGTAAGATGGTAGCAGCACGCGGCAACTTTGTCGTAGATGGTAGCGGCAACGTGGAGGTGAAGGGAACTGTCCGTGCCAAGAATCTGTTCCACGGTGTGTGCATCGTCAACAAGACAAAGTACTCCACCAAGATGTATTATTGCAGGAGCCTGCAGACAATGATAGACAATGATGCGCTGGAGGGATGGAACGATCATACTCTATACTCTGTTGGCAATTATTACGAATGGAATGCAGAGCGCGAGGCAGGCCACTATGGGACGCCCCCGGACGGTTTTGTTCCATGCACCTACGATGCAGATATTGTTATTACGCCTAACCTCTACAATAATATCCAAGACAGAAACGTCTACCTTCCCTGTGCCAAGGACTTCGAGGGAAAGATAGTGGAAGTTATTGACGACGCCTATACCAACGGACAGACGATGGGGAGCATCATCGTGAGAGCCGCTGACGAAGGAAAGTTCGGCGGAGGCATTGACGAGAACGGCGTTGAATACCTGAATACGAAGGCTACAATTCTCCCTGGTAATAAGTCACGGTTCTACAGCATCTATGACGGCGGAGAGTGGTGGTGGCTTCAGTTACCGTAATGAGCAAACGTGAAACAACAACAAAAAAAACATAAACAGACTATGGCAGTAACAACAGAATTTGAGAGCAACTGGCTCGAAATGCAGGAGAAATACGGAGCGGGCATCGACTCCGGCGACGTGGAAGTCATCGAGGACGGTGAGGTGGATAAGACCATCTCTCTGCCTGCGGTGAAGTTCCAGGAGAAGTATGTCAAGGACGGTACCAACGTGTTTGTCGGATTCCGACATGTGCCGATGGACACTTTCATGGCTCCCATTGAGGAAGCGGTGAGCGATGCGGAACAAGCTACCTCGTCGGCCAACGAGGCTGCTCAGACGGCTACGGAAGCAGCAGGCAGCGTACAGACGGCCATTGACGGGGCAAACGAGGCTGCGCAGGAGGCTCGCACGGCGGCTGGCAATGTGCAGACGGCAATCGACGGAGCCAACGCAGCCAAGGACAACGCCAACAACGCGGCGACGCTGGCCGACCAGAAGGCTACGCTCGCTGACCAAAAGGCAACGCTGGCCAATACGGCGGCAAGCAATGCCAACGAAAAGGCTACGCTCGCTGACCAAAAGGCAACGCTGGCCGACCAGAAGGCGACGCTGGCGCAACAGAAGGCAGACCTGGCCAATACCGCAGCGACGAATGCTAACGCTGCCGCAGGACGGGTGGACGATGCCATCACTGCCGCAGAAGCAGCTACGGATGGCGCCGAGAACGTGGACATCGAGATTGACGGCATGACGGTGAGGGTGACGAACCGACAGGGCACTGTGCAGAGCGTGGACGTGTCGCTCGACTTCTATGAGACCTACGCATCCGTTGCAGCAATGAACGCTGACGCGGCAAACATCCCCAAGTGCGCTTTGGTCAGCATCGCCACTGACGACCCGACGAGTGCAGAGAACGCCCGTGTCTATCAGAAGCGCTCGGACGGCACGATGAAGTACCTGTTCGACCTCGATCAGGCGTCGGCAGAGGCGTGGGCGGAATGGCTCGACACCAAGAAGCCGCAGATTGACGCCAGAATAGCCACCGCAGATGCAGACCATATTATCGCTGACGGTGATCACAGCACCGCCCTGTCAGACCATTCCACTGCGGAAGACGATCATGTGGAATGGCAGGGAGCCGATGGTAACGGAGGTATCAAGAAGGATGTCGAAGATGCCACAGCATTGGCAAATGAAAAGGCTACGCTGGCCAACACCAAGGCGGGGCTGGCTAACGATGCAGCAACCAATGCCAATGAGAAAGCTGCACTGGCCGACGAAAAGGCTACGCTGGCCAACACCAAGGCGGGTCTGGCTAACGATGCTGCCGACTACGCCAACGACATGGCTACACATCCGTCGTATATCGCCGACGGCACGGCGGCGCATCCTGGCGACGTGGGCTATTTCTATTCATGGAATCACGATACACAACAGTATGTGCGTGGTGCCCTGCTGTCACTCGACTGGGCGTCAATGACCGAGGAGCAGAAAGCGCAACTGGCTGCCGACGTGCTCGCCGCCATCGGATTTGATGACGCACCGACAGAGAATAGTGACAACGCCGTGAAGTCGGGCGGACTCTACACAATGAAGGTGGCTCTGGAGCAGGCCATCGCCACCAAGCAGGATGCACTCACCTTTGCTACCACCGCCACCTGTCAGGCCGCCGCCGACGAGATACAGTTCTCTTAGTCCCATTTTGTAAACGGACTGACAGTAACTTTACACTACCGAAAACAAAGGAATATGACAAAGACCAACAACATACCGCGAATGCCAGCCGGCAGCGACCAGAAGTTCCGCGTGACCACCACGAAGGAGGACTTCCAGTTGTCGGAGGACGCCTTCTTCATTGTCATCAAGAACCGCTATGGTCGTGTCGTTCAGCGCATCCTGAAGAACGACTGCTTCTATGACACGGAAGGCCGATGGTATTTCACCGCAGAGAACATCAAGGAGGGTGAGCACCTTGCCGTGTTCGTCGGCCAGTACGAGGATGATGACTACGACAAGCAGCACCGCACGTTCATTGACATCCAGCCGCTCTACGTCGGCACGGCGGGTTGCGATGCCGTTGCCACCTCCCAGCACGCCTGTGCAGGTCACTCTATCCAGTACGAGCAGGTGTGGTCGGTGAGCATTGATGGTGAGGACTATTTGGCCGACTGCGACGGTCGATATATCTACACCAGCGACGGCAAGCGAATCCAGTTTACGAACCAACTTTCAAACGACGTAGAAGATATGGGAAAAGTAAAGATGCAGATGACGGGCGAGGAGTTCCTGAAGATGTGGGAACAGCGCGACCCAAACAGCGAGGTGAACACCATCCCCGAGATGATGGACGTGATGCGGGGCATCAGTGACGACGAGACCATCCCGCAGAAGATACAGGAGGAAATCGACGAGAACGACCAGGAGAACGAAGCCTCGGATGCCGACATCGACAGCATCTTCGAGCCTGACGTCCAGACCGGCGGCTCGGGCGGTTTCCCCGACGAGATGCAGGTGGAGGAAGGCGACTGATTCTTAGATAAAAGGAACAAAAGAACAAAAGGTTATGGCAACGACAAATAACTATCCCAGCTATCTGCCCGAGGATTTTAAGGGGCTGGAGTCGATTCAGGAGGGCAACCAGCGGTACTACTACAAACAGAAGGACGGCGCGAACCTGCTCGTTGGCGCCATCGTTGGCAAGCGCCACCTGGTCATACGGTTCCCCGAGGGCTCTTCCATCGACATTCCGAAGGATTCCGTCGGTACTGACGAGATCAAGGACGGCGGCGTGCATCAAGAAGACCTCGATCCGAATATCGAGGCTGGCGACAGCGACATCGACAGCATTTTCAATCATTAAAACAGGCGATATAATTATGAAACAGAAGGAAATTGAACTTTACCGACGCGACGACGGCTTCTGGGCCGGGCGCGAGAAGAAGGACGGCTCGCTGAGTGCCGATGCGCACAAGGTGACTGCCGAGGAGATTATGACGATGTTCACCGAGTTTTTCTGCGACTACTGCGCGGAGACGGGACAGACTAAGCTGCTGATGCAGGATGCCCAGGGCGGGCTGTTCGTCACGATGCGGGTGGAGCCGCAGAAGGGGGTTCTTAATAAGAAGAGGGAGGGGGCTCTTAATAAGAAGCCACCCAAGGCAACTAATAAGAAGCCCAAGAAGTAACCCAACACCAAGGCTGCGAGTAAGCGAGAGGCATGATGCTCGCATCAATGTCCGAGCGTGAGCAGGCTCGATATGAAATATCAACACCAACCAACACAGAAATGAGACTAAATCTCAGCATAGTTCACTGATTTATTAACTAAAATTTGTTTTGCATTATGGCAATTTCAAATCCAACAAAGTACGTTAGCGTACAACGTTTGCAGCGCTTTGAGACCAAGCTCGCTGCCAAGTATCAGACCCAGGCCATCGCCGCCATCACAGGTCTTAGTGCAGAAACCGTGGAAGCCGCTCTGGCTGAGTTGCTCGGCAAGATTAACGCCCTGCCTTCTGCCATCATCCCCAAGGGCTCCAAGGCTTTCGCAAGCCTCGCTCCCTCGACCGACCTGGCTGCTGCCAACCTCGGCTTCATGTGGAATATCACGGACGCCTTCACGACGACCGCTGACTTCGCTGAGGGCGCTGGCCACAGCATCCCCGCAGGAGCCAACGTGTATGTAGCCAACGTCGGCACCGCCGCTGAGCCCGTCTACAAGTACGACATCTTCCAGGGAATGTACGACCTGAGCGGTTATGCCCTGAAGAGCGAGATGTCCATCACCGACGGTACAGGAACCGACGCCGACAAGACCACCATCCAGCTGAAGAACGGTCTGTCGAAGCAGGTGCTCATCGCCCACCAGGACATCAGCGGTAAGGCCGACAAGGACACCAGCGCAACTGCAGGCAACATCGCCAAGTTCGATGCCAACGGCAACCCCGTTGACTCTGGCATCGCAGCCACCGACCTGGCTACGAAGGATGCCGACGCCGTGGAGGGCAACATCGCCGAGTTCGACGCCAACGGCAACCCCGTTGACTCTGGTCACGCACTGTCTGAGTACAAGACAAAGCAGACGGCTGTTGCTGACAGCGACGCCACCACCAGCGGCAACGACACCACCTTCGTCGACAGCGTGACGCAGGACGAGAACGGTGAGATCAGCGTCCACAAGAAGACCGTTCCCAACGTGTCTGCCTCTACCTCCGGCACGGGCGGCACCAACGGCCTGATGCTCGCCACCGACAAGGAGAAGCTCGACGGCCTGCTCGAGTGCTCCGACTCGGACATCGACAGCATCTTTGCCTAATCCGTTCTCTGCAGGTTGTCGTTTCGCGGCAACTACCATCCAAGGCCAAGTGGGGTTCGACTCCCCACTTGGCTACAAAGAACCAAAAAATTAGAAGAAACTATGGCAATACAAAACCCTACCAAGTACGTGACCGTGCGACGGCTCAATCGGTTCCATCAGAAAATACTGGCAGAAATGCCCAGTTCCACAGTAGCCACCGATGCCACCTGCATAGCAGCGGCGGCAGAAATCATCTTTACGCCGCCGGTCGAGGAAGAAGAACCCGTAGAGGAACCTTAGAACAACGAGGTCGAAGAGTCCTCCGAGTCTGAATAGAATTATCCAATATCATTTCAAAAACAAAGATTATGGCACAAAACAGTATTACGCCTGCCGAGAAGTCTGAGGCCATGACCCTCGGCGGAACAATGAAACTAATAGAAACGACGGCGCAACGCTACACGACGGAGATGCTCGGCATCCCGAACACCTCGGAGGCCGTCTATTACACCCAGCAGGAGGCTGATGCCTACAACGCTTTGCTTACTGGTGCGCTTGACTCTACGACCCCGCTCACGGCGGAGCAGGCGGCAGCATACAACGCGGCTGTCACTGGCGCAACGAAGGAGGCTGGCGACACCCTCTCCGCAGAAGAGGCAGCAGCCTACAACGCAACCCTCGACGGGGCAGTGACCACCGAAGATGTGAAGACCCCCGCCGTGCCGAAGAAGGTCAAGGACTACGTGGATGAGAACGCCGTGACGGACGTGGCCTTTGACTCGACCACGGGCTACGTCAAGAAGACCAAGAACGGCACTACCTCGAACGTCGTACAGGTAGTGACCAGCGGCTTCTCCATCACGCAGGACGATGTGAACGGCATCGACATCCTTACCGCCATCGGCTCGGCCACCATCACCGACGACAATACCAACGGACTCGACATCTTAACATTTTAAAAGAACATAGATTATGGCACAGATCACAACCGACAAAACGACCGAGCGTGTAGGTCGTACAGTAAACGGCAGCACCAAGAAGTATGCCGACGAGAAAGCACGCGCAGAGATTAACAAGATTTTCACTGACATGGCTTATGCCGGATCTGGCATCGGCACATGTACTACCGCTTCCACGACCGCTGCAAAGACGGCAGTGCTGTCAAATTATCTCATGCTGAAGAATATGCCTGTAAGCGTGTTCTTTCAGAATGGTGTGAATGTGGCAAACGCTACGCTGAACATCAACTCGCAAGGCGCAAAGCCTATCTTCATCGGTGGTTCTGCCATCCAGCCGGGCGTCATCCGTCCGCGCACCACAGTTACCTTTGTTTATGACGGTACGAACTACAACATCATCTGTATCGGCGGCCTGGAACAGAGCGACACGCCCGACGCACTCTATGTTGACATGGGTCTGCCCAGCGGCTTGAAGTGGGCGAAGAGGAACATCGACATAACGCAGGCCAATGGCTTCGCAGCCTCGGAGTTTCAGTATGAGTGCTCGTTCTTCAGTTGGGGCAACACGGAAGGACACAATCCTGCCGACACATCGTCGTTCTCCTATAACTGGGGCGGAATCAACGAATCAGATCCTCCTTATGAAGGTCAGGTTTACGGTTCTACTCCTGGTAATGCACTGACGGGTAATATCGCTCCTTCACAGGATGCCGCTCGTGTCAACCTCGGTGCGCCTTGGCGTATGCCGACAACGGAAGAGTATGCCGAGTTGTTTGCTAACATCGACTATATTGATGGCAATGGTGATGTCATAGACTCTGCTCAGGCTAATAAGTTGGTGACGATAGAGGGCATCACAGGTATACGCATAAAATCTAAGGTAAACGGTAATACGTTGTTCTTCCCGTGCTCTGGCTACGGAGCCGGTACGTCGTGGCACGGTCGCGGTGGGTACGGCATCTACTGGTCCGCCTCGTTCGGTTCCGCTCGTGGCGCGCGCCGCCTGGACTTCGGTTCGGGTGGTGTGCTCCCCCAGGACATCGTCAGTCGCTACAACGGCTTCGCCGTGCGCCCCGTTCAGTAATTTATGGGTCCACAAAACAAGGAAACTCTCTGCAAGCCGTTTTTCTGCACATGCCGCATACAGACGCGCCACCAGCGCGTCGCGGCATGAGCAGAAAAATGGGTGGCAGAGAATATAACTAACAACAAATAAAAAGAGGATTAAAATATGAAAATGAACGTTGCGTTGGAACTTGAAAAAGGCCGCCAGACCATCGAGGACTGGCGGAAGATATACCTGAGCAAAGAAGGCAAGTTCTATCGCTGCTACAATGAGAGTGCTTTCCTGCTGAAGAACTATGTCTGCACGGAGGAGATGCAGCGCGAGCGTGGCGATGCCCGTCCGCTGCAGGCCAAGCGATACGTTTCGCGCAAGGGAGAATACGTGATGGTTGGTTTTCCAGAGGAGAGTCTTTCGAAGCACGTACCGAGTTATGGCAATGCCGAGATGCTCGACACAAACGACATGGTGCTGACCGTGAGTGAGGAAGTTGTATCTTCCGACAATTCCGTTGAGATGATGCAGACAGCCTACGAAGACTGGCGCAACTCGTTGGAAGTACACGTGCCTGACCAAACATCGTCCGCGACGGTAAAGAATGGTGGTAGCAGCAAGCCTGATATGGCTCGCAGCGGTTTGTTCGCCATCTTCTCAGAAATCATATTCTATCCGCTTGAATCTACTACACCAGCTCAGAATACGGAATTTATCAGTTTGTTAAAACAGAAATTGTCGCATCTGCTGTAGATATCATACAGATTATATCCTCCCGCTTTGTCATGCGGATTCGTTCTTTCACATATTTAGGATTATTCCCCCAGGACCCATAAATTCAACGGCTGTCCGTCCGCCCACAGTCTGTGACTGAGAGAGGAAAAACACGAGAACGACACGTAGGGACTCTGCAACGCCACTATTCGTGGTGCCGGTTTTCTGAAGCAAGTGTCAGCAGGTGACGGCCAACTTTTAGGGGACGTTGTTCTTCCCGTGCTCTGGCAACGGAGCCGGTACGTCGTGGAACAATCGCGGTGGAAACGGCAACTACTGGTCCGCCTCGTTCAATTCCGCTCGTAACGCACGCAACCTGAACTTCAATTCGGGTGGTGTGAACCCCCAGAACAACAACAATCGCTACAACGGCTTCGCCGTGCGCCCCGTTCAGCACTTATTGGTTTTGGATATTTAGCATAATAAAAGGATTATATGGCTTATCATCTGACGAAAGAGGCATTACTGCTCGACCTTCATGCGGCCTTTATGAGCGCCAAACGCCATAAGGGAGGCAAACCCTATGTGGTAAGGTTTGAACGTAACCTTGAAGGTAATCTCCGCCAGCTCTGTGACGACTTGTGGTACCGCACGTACAAGCCAGAGCCCTCAACATGCTTTATTGTGGAGCGACCCAAGAAGCGGGAGGTTTTTGCTGCCCAGTTTCGTGACAGGGTGGTACACCATCTATATTATAACTATACGCACGTACTTTACGAGCGCACTTTCATAGAAGACTGCTATTCTTGTATTCCGGGCCGTGGCACACACTACGGCATTGAGCGGCTGAAGAAGCACATCCGCCAGGAGAGCCACGGATTTCAACGTCCGTGCTGGGTGCTGAAACTCGATAAGCGCGGTTACTTCATGCACATAGACAGAAAGCTGCTTGTCAATATTGCCTGCGGCTGTCTGCACAAGATGGCCTCCCGCAAATCTGCTGGCATCGGTCGCACCTGGGCTGACTGTATAGATATTGACTTCCTTGTATGGCTTACCAGTGAGATAGCCTTGCTTGACCCGAAGGTGAACTGTCGCATGGCAGGCAGCAAGAGCGACTGGAACGGGCTCGACACAGCCAAAAGCCTATTCTATACCATGGATGGCTGCGGACTGCCTATTGGCAACCTGACGAGCCAGCTGTTCTCAAACGTCTATCTGAATCTTTTCGACCAATTTATGAAGCGCGATATGGGTTGCAGGCATTTTGGTCGATATGTGGACGACTCGTTTGTGGTTGGCAGCGATAAGGAGTGGTTATTGAGTCTGGTTGATTCTGCAGAGCGGTTTCTTCAGGAGAGACTTCATTTGGAACTGAACCGAAAGAAGTTGCATCTGTTGAACGTTCGTCATGGTGTAGAGTTTCTCGGCGCGTTCATCAAGCCTGAGACCACCTATATCAGCAATGCTGCGATAGGACGCATGGTGATAAAGGTGAACGAGATGGATATGACTGACCATGAGGCAGTGTTCCGCTCGATTAATTCATTTCTCGGCGTACTGAGTCACTACGACTCGTTCAATATCCGCTGCCGCCTGTTCTTTACCGAGCCGTTCCTGAAGATAGGCTATTTCAATCGCGACGTCACTAAGTTTACATTACACAATAATTCACAATATTCATTTAATTAATTATCAGAGATTATGAGCAAAATGTCAGGAAAAAAGAGCGACTTCGCTCTGATGCGCAGCGAATCTACTCGCATCGTTATTGGTTACGACCAGCAGAAAGTAAAAGGCCAGAAAGACCTGTATGAGTGGTATGAGGTGTACCTGAACAAGAATCAGACGCCGCAGGTTACGTTGAAGATGGTGAAGGATGCCATCGAGGGCGATATCAATGCGCAGACGGATATGAAAATCCTGTCCGGCTTTGCATGGACTCCCGAGGGCGGTGAACCTATCAGAGTATGGCTGTCAGCAGAAAACCAGCGCAACTTCTCTGAGGCACAGCGCATGGCCGAGAAATACGGCAATCAGGTGCTGCCGCTGACGTTCAAGCTGGGCGAGACGGAGGACGGACAGCCCGTGTACCACACTTTCGAGACCGTAGCTGAGCTGGACGACTTCTATGTGAAGGCTTTTGCATTTGTCAACCAGTGCCTTACAGAGGGCTGGCAGCGCAAGGATGCCATTGACTGGGCACCCTACGAAGCCTTGTTCCCTCAGCAAGAACCCGAATCTAACAGCGAAGAGTCATGACAGTACTGTTAGTAATCAACATCCTCTTGGTAGCCGTCTACGTGGGGGCTACCATCTGGAGGATGAAAGGACTGCCCGAGAGCATCAGTGCGATGGTGTATGAGCTTCCAAGGAAGTGGCAGTGGGTGTGGAGTGCATGGCTTGTGGCTGTGGCCTTCACCCTGATGCCCGTGCTGTTGGAGAAGCTGCCTGACGGTGTGGAGTTCCTTGGATTCCTCACTACCATAGGATTGGTTGGGGCTGCGGTGACTCCGTTGATACAGTTGGAGACAAGGAAATGGCACTATATCTTCGCCATTGGTGCTGGTGTGCTTGGGCAGATGTGCGTGGCAGTATTGAGTCCTTGGTGGCTGCTACTTTGGTTTGGAATGATAGGTGTACTATGCGTCATGCTGGAGTGGCCTGAGAGCAGGGCAGCGAAGGTGCTGAGAGGAAAGGGCGTGTTCATCGCCGAGTGTATCTGCTATGTGACATTAGTTTGTTCGATTCAATAAAATAAAAGGTATATATATGGCAACAAAGAAACAGACAAAGAATGACGCTGCCCGGTCGGCTGGCACGGCGCAAGTGCCGACGGGTGCGACGCTACAAGACCACCCGAACGTGACGGTGGTGACGAGCCGTGAGGAGTTTGAACGCGAGGCCCAGCGGCTGCGCGACAGTGGATATACGGAAGTGCCTGGCTTTCTCGGTGGCGGTCACGGTGGAGGTATCGGAATCGACTACGCCGACTATATCAGCGCAAAACTGGATTGCGAGGCGAGTGCCGGTACGGCAGGCAAGGGTCAGCTGCCCCTGCTTCACGTGTCGAGTGGGGTGGCGGTTCCAACGACCGCAGAGAATGGTCACAAGGGTTCGTACATCACATGGGGCACGGGCAACAAGGTGCCGAATGTCATCAGCCTGCTGTGTTCGCTGCTGCCCTATACCGCCGCCGCGCTAAAGTTCAATATCGACCTCTGTACGGGTATGGGACCGCGACCAATGTATGCCTATACGCAATATATTGGGGGGAATATCACCCACAAGACGATTCCCTACGAGGATGCCGACAAACTGATACTTGGACTCATCCGCGACCTGCAGTTGCAGTTGGTAAAGTTGGAACAGGAGCACCCGGAATTGAACGAGGAACCCGACATCAAGGTGACGTATGCCGACGGCGTGACCGTTGAGCAGAAACACAAGTCTGCTGCTGCCCAGATGCGCGACGATATCAACGAGCAGATAGAGCAGTTGCGTAAAGACCTCGCCATCTGGGAAACGACCAATGCCGAGGTGCAGGCGTTCCTCCAGAACAACAACCTGCTCCAGACTTTCCAACAACTCTATTCCGACATGTTGCAGTATAACATCTGCTTCCCCGAATTTGAGTTGCAGCAGGATTATCTCGTTGATTCAGGCCGCAAGGACGAAAAGGGCAAGCCGATTATGAAGGCCGTGCCTGCAAGCCGTTGGGCTCCCAAGGTTGTAGGACTCAAATGGCGAAACGCCAAGACCATGCGCCTCGAACAGATGAATAACCAAAACCGTATAGAACATGTTTACATCAGCAACCAGTGGCTTTCATCGCCTGACACGACCCTCTTTACGAAGGACAGTGATTACAAGATCGACGCTCTTCCCGCACTCACCTATCAATCGCCAGCCGCAGACATGGAACGGCTTGCTCGAAAAACCCGAAAGGCTTATGCTGCGCCGAACGCCCGACCCACAAGAATGATTATGCCCGTCGCCTACAACGAGTACGGCCATCCCTATTACCCCGTGCCGGCGTGGTACAGCAGCTTCTCGGGCGACGTCTATACCTACGCCTCGCTGCTCATCAGCGACCGCAAGAAGCGCCGCGACAATGCCAATGTGATAGGCAGGATTCTGTACGTTTCGGACGAATACGTGCAGCGAATGTATATTCAGCGCCACCTCGACACCCCTGAGCAGCGCCGCGAGTTCTTCAACAAGGAAATCGTGGAGCCAATCAACAACTTCCTGAAGAATCGTGACAACATGGGCGAGCCGATGCTGGCCTATACGTTCAAGGACAGCGACGGTAAAGTGTATAAGTCGTGGGAAATCGTTGAGGTGCAGGAGAACAATGCCTCGCAGGCCGAAGCCAACAAGGAAGAGCTGGCCGAAATCAGCAGCATCATCCTCTTCACGTGGGGCGTTGACTCGACGCTCATCGGCAACACGCCCGGCACCACCGTCCGCAGCGGCGGCACCGACCTGCGCGAACGCTACCTCCTGAAGCAGATTAACATGAGCACCATGCAGTCGCTCGTGATGAACACCCTCAATGTGGTCAACATCCGCAACCAGTGGGACCCGCACCTCTGTTGGCAGATTAAGAAGGAAGTCCTCACCACCCTCGACAACTCCAAGACCGGCATCACCGAATCCGAAACGAATTAATTTTCAATTTTCAATTTTACAATTATGATAATTACCACCATTGAAGAGCTTCGGCTCTGCTTCCCGAGCCACGCCATCGACCATATTGATGCGTTCGTCGGTTATATCGACAACTCCGAGCACGAGTTCCTGCTCCAGCCGCTCGGACAGCCGCTGTACGACAAACTCTGCGACTGGTACGACCAGAACAAACCCGTGATGACCACCGTCGATGACCGCATGGCGGGCTGTTACAACCGTCTGCTGCTCATCGCCCAGCGTTGCGTCGCCTTCGACGCCATGTCGAGAGCCATCGACCAGCAGGCCATCAGCATCAACGGCTCGGGTATCAACTTCGCCAGCGCCGACGACTACAAGACCGCCGACGGCGAGGCCATCAACCGCGCCAAGCAGTCGTACCAAAAGGAAGCCCACAGCGCACTCAACCGCCTGCTCTATACGCTGGAGCAATGGACTGCGCAATGTCCGACCGAGGAAGACGTGACCGCCGACACCGAGGAGCTCTACGAGATCTGCAAGTTCTGGCGCAGCAGCCGCTACTTCTACCTCGCCGCGCAGCTGCTCATCCCGAGCGCCACCGTGCTGCAGGAGTACTTGAACATCTACGACAGTCGCGAAAAGTTCATCCAGATGCTTCCTGATTTGCATTTCATTCAGGAGGAACAAATTGCCCCCGCCATCGGTGAGGACTTCTGCGAGTTCCTCATTGGCATGCAGCTCAAAGGCGGCACCAAGCGCGACGCCACCGCCGCCGTGTCGAGTGAGCCGAAAGTATTGGCTGATGATTCGGACATCCCCGCCACCACCCGCCGCCTGCTCCACAAGCTCCGCAAGATTGAGGCCACGCTGCTCGAAGGCCGCACCAAGGTCATCAAGGTGGATAAGGACCGCCGCATCGCAGCCCACGACGAGGGTATGCGTCTGCTCAGCGACTGGCGCGACTACTGTCAGCAGCACCAGGCCGCCATACTGCGCGACCTCGACACCATTGCCGGCCTCCCCGCCACGGCTGCGGCATTGCTTTCACCGACGGAGCAGCAAGCGCTCGACCCCGACGTGCTCGCCGCCCTGCTCGAAGCCGAGCATCCATTCACCGACAGCCCCATGTTCCTTGCCCCAGAGTTCCCCGCAGAAGCCACCACTCCCGCTGAGTCATCAGCGGGCAAATGCGACTGCTGCAATGACTTGAATGGCCCTGGCATGGTCATGCTCGTCACCCCGCCGCTGCTTTAGTCGTTCCGTATGCTGCGGTTCTGCCGCAGCCTTCTCTCTCATAATTCCTCTGGGATAGGAATTTAAAAAAGTAATCCCGCCTTGCATAAAGCTCTCTTACCTTCCTTATACATTCAATCTGCCAGTGACAGCCGGCGGGATTACAGTAGTCCCTCTCGCTGTTACTGACAGATTTATTTTGTCCACTAAGGAAGGTAAGAGGCTACAAAGGTAATCATAATTTCAAGAATACTAACAATGAAACGTATAGAATTAACCATTTTTAGTGCAGGCGGACTTCAAATGCTGCAAAGTGCGGCATCAGACCTGATGACGAGCGTTATATTCCGCTTTATCGGGAATACACCGAAATGCTTGCGCACGGTGATAAAGTGACGTACATTCAAGACGCACTCGCAAAGAAGTACGGCGTTTGTCCGCGCACCGTATATGATATATTTACGCGGCTTGACGAGCACGTATCTGTATTGTAATCAATACTTTGCAAACTGCTTTCAGAGCGTGCAAAGACGCTGCATTGCTATAGTCTGAAATTCTTTGTGTTGTTGGGTTATTTCGGGTAACTTCGCAAGCGGAAGTCCTTCGAGATGACCAACAGTAAACATTAGTATTAACCAACACAAAAACATTAAGATTATGGCACTCGAAATGAATGACCTAATGATGTTGAAGGGGCTGGATTCCAAAGAGAGTCTGTCTCCTTATGAGCAGGTGAAACTCGACCACATGACGGCGCGGAGTCACACCTCTGGTATCGGAGTCGCAGGACTCGTGTTAGGAACAGTCGGCACCGCTGTCGGCGTAGGCGCATGGCTCTTCGGCGGCATGTACGGCAATGCCAAGGCCAACCAGGCCAAGGAGGTGGCTGTTGCTGCCAAGGAGATTGCGACCATCCAGAACGGCGCTACCCAGCGTCAGTTGGATCAGCTGACACAGCTGCTTGCCGCCGAGCGCAATGAGCGCATCCAGGGCGACGTGACACTGACCAACACCGTGAACGACTCCGTTCAGGGCAGTCAGCAGGGTACGCTCTCTGCACAGCAGGCTGCTGAACTGAGCGCTGTCAACAGCGTGATGACGCAGACCTATAGCGATTTCGTCACAGGTCGCGCCTCGCTGAACCCGACGCCCGTGAGCCTTTACAGCTCTCCACAGCCCTGTAACTGCCCCATGAGCGGCTGCGGTTGCAACGGCTAAGGTTTGCGCTCATCGGTTTCCCCGACGAGAAAAAAATGAGGGACGGCGGCACTTGTCTGCTATGCGGCAACATCGTTGCCGTCCCTCTCTCAAAACATCAATTCACGGCGAATATGATATGGTTTAACAACAAGAAGAAAAGACGATTGGAAATGGCACAGCAAGGAATCAAGGCGACGAGCAAAAATAGCCTGAAATGGCAATGCCTGTATTGCGCGAAGGGCGACCTAAAGGAGGCAAAGGAACTCTACGATTTTCTGGCTTCCGACATGCCCGACCTGCCCGACTTCGACCCCGTACCATTGACGTGGCAGCAGAACACCGCACAGACCATCAACGGCATCATGGACTGGCTGAAGAACAATGGTCCGACGATTCAGCAGGCGTACCAGTACGTGCAGCAAATCATCGCCAACAAGGGCGTGATTCCGATTGCGCCGGAACCGCCTGCCGCCGCACCACTTCCAGAAATTAATTAATTCACGGCAATATGAATGAAAAAGAAAAGAATCAGAGCGAACCGCTCAGGGGCTTCCCAATCACCTTCAATGTCTATGCGCGAAACGAGCAGGAAGTTGAGGATTTACGCATGGCTGTCATTGCTTTTATCGGTCATCATGCTCGCGAAGGCAGGGCCGTTGATGCTGCGCGTCTGGCGCAGGCCATCGCCAACTGGGACCGAACCCCGTTAGTCAAGAATCAGATTATTAACTATTTCAAATAGCAAGATTATGGAACAGACAAATCAGAATCCGCAGAACGCTCAGCCGCAATTCCGATGCCCGGGCAACTGTCTGCAGTGTCTGCCCGCACAGCGTCAGTATTGTGCTTCGCAGCACGCTTACAGCAACATGATGGTGCTCGACCGCGTGATGGAAACGCTCACCGCCATGAAGGCGCAGATAGAGACGATGCAGGGATCGGTGAACGAACTCGCGGCAAAAATCGAGGCCATCCAGAACAGCGAGGGTGCCGTGTTCGACCCCAACGGCGAGGGCGAGCTATTCCCAAAAGAGTTCGCTGCCTCTGAGCCAGTCGCCTCTGAATAGCCACCGTGCCCGTGGCGTCAGCCTCGGGTAAAAATACAGCACAAGACGGGGACGGTGCATAAAAATAGAGCCCCAAGATAATTAACACAAAAACAAAAACGATTATGAATTGCAACTGTAACTGCAAGAACGGCCAGGACGTCCCAGACTTCCTGCTGTCGAGCCCCACGGCGGGCGTGTATGTACTCGGTCTGACGCACTACTCCTGCGGCAACCGCAAGATGGCTTTGAGCGACCCTGCCCGCCCCGTTATCGCCAACCTCAGTATTGCTGCCGTCGGCCAACCCATCGACGTGGGCAACGCAATGTTCTGTCAGGAGTGCCTCGTGTCGGGTACCGTCACCTACTGTCCCTGCGGCTCGTGCGAACCACGCACGGAGTACGTCAGCTACCAGTGCTGCCTGCCCTGCACCTCGGCCACGCAGCCCACGCTCACGCTCGGTGAGGTGAAAGCCAGCCCCAAGTCAATCAAGTATTACATCAACAACGGCTGTGGCTGCTGCCAGGGAACGAAGCCCTGCACCAACCAGATTGCCATCACCACCAGCATTGAGGTGACTGCCGGCGCATGATAAACTTCTGGGATATCGCGGGCATCGTGTTTGTCTGCACGGCGGCGAACCACATCGGGCCGATACCTGACATCGAGGCTTTCCTGCGTCGGAAACTGCCTGTTGTCGGGTGTATCAAGTGCCTGACCTTCTGGAGCGTCCTTGTCTATGGCCTCGTCTGCTGCGGCACTGTCGCCGCCGCCATCGAAGCAGCACCGCGATTGCTCGCGATATCCTTCCTCTGTGCCTGGGCGAGCATCTGGCTCGACCTATTCATGGGAATCATTGACCACCTTTATTTAATGATATATGAGCAGATTTATCCAACAGCAAACGCCGCCGACACCGACGCGATCAGTCCCTCAGACCCCGTGCCCGATGTGCCCGACGGCAATGGTTGAGTCGGCATCGGCTCAGCCCAAATCCGAAACAAAATCTGAAAAGGTGTCGAAATCGGCACCTAAACGTCAAAATAAGAAATAAAAATCGCCGATTTTCGCTTATTTCGACGAAAACGTGAAAATAAGCAGGTTTCGGCGTGCTTAATTGAACACTTAAACAGAAAATAGGATGACTACACCACAAGAATTGAAAGACCGCTACACAGGCCTGTATGACTACATGGCCAACAGCCGCGACCCGAAGAATATGAAAGCCTTTGGTTGCGTGATGACCGAAATGATGGACTATCTCATTCAGACAAAGCCCGACGTGGCCGAGGAGATGATTGACCAACTGGAGGCTATCAAATGGCACCAGTACCTGACTCCGAAAGAAGCCGAGAAAATCGTTGCCGGCATGGATCCGAAAGCCCCGTGGAGTCGCGACCAGTGGAAGAGCGCGATGGAGTCCTTCGGCCTGCCGCTGGAAGAAGCACCGTATTACAACCGCTGCGCACTCTGGGTGGAAATGAACAAAATCTATTCCGATTTCGGCACGGAGATTGCCGCCCTGATCGGCAAGCCGCTGTCGCCAACCGACAAGGACATCATCTCAGCCTGCTACAAGATGGCGCTGAAGAACCTGCGCGACAAGGACGGCATCTACGACATCCGAAAGTATTTCCTTTGGTGATATGGGCTACGCCGCCGCTGCCGATGCACTCATGCGCCGCAAACTCTTAGAGCAGATGTATGACCGTATGACCGACGAAGAGAAGCGCCTCTTCGCCATGATGACAATGCAGAACAAGGGCAACGACGACATCCTGCGGGCAATCCAGCAGAATCAGCAGCACCTGCAGCAGCTGGTCGAGCACGCCGACCGCGACCGCTGGTACACCGCCTTCGGCTCCGACGTCGCCGCCAACGTCCTCACCACCTCGGCCTTCTGGCTCTTAGGCAAGATCTTCAATAGGTAGCCACAGTTCCCGCCGCGTTAGCAGCGGGCATTCAATACCATCCATTCAATATCGCCGTGAATGGTTAGCGAAGGACAAACGACTGTTATAGGCCGCTTGCCTTCGCCTTTTTATTGCATTAAAATGAAAGTTAAAACGTGAACTAAAAGAAGTTAAATGATTAACACAGACAATGCGCCCCAAGAAAGTGTCACAAGAAGGCTCGAAAAATGACCTTTTTTGTGTGTATCTTTGCAGGGCGAAAGCAAAAGAATTGGTATCGGAGAAGCTATACATTATATAATATAAAAAGGAGAAAAGTTATGAATTGCGACGAACTATTTCTAAATGAAGTCTGCCATGTGGAATTGGTGCCTGCGGCAAACTGTAATCTGTCTGTACCAGCGAATGCTGACCAACAGACGGAGATGGATGGGATGCTGACGAGCGGTGGAACGAAGACCGACCGCATCGGACAGGCGGCGATGGTGATTGATGTGAACGACGTGGAAGACTATGCGGGGGTGCTGGATTCGGCTCCGTCGCTGAAGACCTCGATGAAGACGCAGACGGCGGGCTACCTTAGACAGCACGACCTGACGATACCGACGCGAGGCGACTATATAAAGGTGCGCAAGGCGGGCGACTCGCTGCTGGGCGTGGATTTCCACGTGGTGCTGCGGACACTGGCTGGCACGCGGTTCCTGCTGTATAGTCTGCCGAACAGCCCGACGGTGAGCGTGGAGGATCAGTTTGGCAGCGAATCGAAACAGACGGTAAAGGTCTCGCTGCAGTCGATGTCGAACATGATAAAGCTGATAGACTAAATGCTGTTCCGTATGCTGTGGCACTGCCACGGCCATCAACAACAATACAATTCTTTTGAAAAATCATTTTGTAACTGTCTGGTGTAGTCTGTCCGTGAGGATAGGCGCACTGCAATTTTTAAAGTCAAAAGGTAATTAACAAAGTAAAAACGTTAGGCAAGGCTGGCGCGTGATGCGTCGGCCTTGTTTTGTTTGTATTAGGCTGTTTTGACCTGCGGTCGAAATTGCTCACGCTCAACAATCGAAGCGGACTCCATTGCACTCGCTTAACCGCAATTTTGCCCTAAAATCGGCTTTTGCGGGCGAAAAAGCAGTCCCAAAGAAATCGCACGTGTTATACCTTTGCCGATGTGGACGCGACGAGCCACGACTGCAAAATTGAAAATCGAAAAATCAGATTTATGAACGTACAAATTGAAATCGCAACAACGAAGTGCTGGATGCTCCGCCCCAGCTATCTGCGACTCTTTCGTCACCGCTACGAAGAGGGGCTGATAACACTGGAGGACGAAGACAAGGTAATCTGCCGTTACATCTCAGCCCGCACGGGTGAGGATTTGGGCGAGGACTACCTGATGGATGAAGGCACGGGCGGTCAGCCTGCCACCGAACAGCGCGACAAATTTGTCAGCCTGCTCATGGTGGACGGTCCAGTGACACGCAACGGCGGTGCCTGCTCATACGGTTCACGTGACTTGCGTGACAAGTTGATGGACAACGCCAGACACCCTGACTGCATCGGCCACATCTTTTATATCAACACCCCTGGCGGCAGCGCTTGGGCTAAGAACGACTTCCAGCAGGCTATTGACTACGCTCACTCGAAGAACCAGCCCGTCATTGCCTACGTTGACGGCATGTGCTGTTCGGCAGGTATGTATTTGGCTGCCCTCTGTGATGAGCGCTACTACATGCACCCGAAGAACGAGATAGGTTGCATCGGTGTGATGGCCGCCTTCTACACAGAGAAAGACGGCGAGAAGAATGAAGCCACTGGCGAGACTTATCACGAGCTGTACGATCCTGAGTCGTTCGACAAGAACAAGGAGATGCGTGACATTGCCAACGACAACAACGACAAACTTTTGATTGACGAACTGGCAAAACTCGGTGTAGAGTTCCGTGCCGATGTCAAGAAGGCTTGCCCAAATGCCAAGGAAGAGCACTTGCATGGCAAGGTGTTCTCCGCAGAAGAGGTCAAGGGCATTCTGATGGACGGGCAAAAGACTTTGCAGGAGGTGTTCAACCGCATCGTGGAGATTTCACCTGCCGCCAAAGACGGCAGCGGCAAATCCGCAACGCGCAGCGGTCGCATGCAGGCTGGGGCGGCCAAGGAAAACATTTTATCACCAACAAATAACAGTATCAACATGAAAGAGAATTATCCCGCAGTGTTTGCGCTTCTCGGAGTCGAGGAGATGCAACTTTCAGAGGAGGGCACTTTCTTCAACAAGGATCTGCTCGCCACGCTGAACAGCGCCATTGAGGCGAAGAACAAGGAGACGGCTGACGCCAAGGCTCTGGCCGAGCAGCTGACCTCAGAGAAGAACGAGCTGACCGCTCAGATTGAGACGCTGAACGCCGACCACCAGAAGGCCATCGACGACCTGAAGGCTGAGCACGCTCAGGCAGTGGAGACGCTGAACGCCGACCACCAGAAGGCTATTGACGATCTGAATGCTGAGCACGCCACGGCCATCGAGGAGAAGGACAACCAGATTTCTGCCCTGGAGCAGGAGAAGGCCGACCTCGCAGCCGCCGCTACGACGAAGGACGAGGAAATCGCCACGCTGAAGGCCGACGCAGAGGGCAAGGCTTCGCAGATTGAGCAGCTGACCACCGACCTGAACGGTGCGAAGGAGAGTCTGACCACCGCCGAGGGCACGATTGCTGAGCGCGATCAGACCATCAGCGACCTGAACGCTCAGATTACCGAGCTGCAGAACAACCCCGGCGCAGAGCCCGCAGCAGGCGCAGCCCCGCAGAACAACGGCGGCGGTGCCGACGCTCCGCAGGTGGTTGTCAACCAGTATGTCTATGACCCATCGCTCTCTTACAAAGAGAACCGCGAACTGGAAAAGAAGTGGAACGAGGAGCACGGTAAGTGACGGAGCAGCGAGAGCAATGCGACGCTTGCATCAGCATTGCCGAGTCGCGACAGAACTCGACCGCAGGTCAAGTAACCATCACAAAAACTTCTAAAATAACAAAAATTATTCACCAACACATTTTACAACTATGGCAGAAAATGCAAAATTCATCGGTTTGGAGAATGTACAGAGCGTGGCTAACAAGCTCTCTCCAAACATCGTGTTCGGTCCTGCATACTACATGAAGGACGAGTTGGACCGCCTCGGCATCAAGGTTGAGACGGGCGTACAGCACCAGCTGACCAAGACTGTCTTCGCAGGCAAGGGCGGTCAGACCCGCAAGAAGGAAGTCGGCAACGTCAAGGAGTCGAAGCTCGGCTACCTCTTCTCTCGCAAGCTGACGGCGAATATCTGCGTTCACCGCATCCGCTGTAACGAGGACGACTTCAAGGAGAAGCCCGGCAACATCGCCATCAACGGCAATGCAGCCATGCACTTCGAGAAGACAGAGGAGTTCATGACCGAGCAGGCCAAGCTGTTCTCTCAGGACGTGTTCAACAACATCATCGGCGGTGACGCTGCCAGCGCCAACGACGAGATGAACCTCTTCGACGGCCTGCTCACCGTGATGTCGGTTGACATCAACGACGGTACCGTCAACCAGGCCGCCAAGAACCTCATCCCCAGCGGCGTGTTTGATGCTCCCCAGTCTGAGGGCGACTCTTCGGCCTACGACAACTACGTGAAGTGGGAGAACTCCTGGAGCCCCGCTCTGAAGAAGCAGAACGTAAACGTCTATCTCGTTCGTGAGGACGCTCTCGCCATCGCCGACGCCTTCGAGCAGAAGCACCGCAGCCATCAGGGCGCTCAGTGGCTCGACAACGGCAACTTCAAGCTGCCCGGACACTCGAAGCGTACCTTCATCCCCGTGGACGACTACAAGGGCACACTCGCATTCGCAACCATCGAGGGCAACCTCCTGCTGGGCGTGAACAACGAGTCTGACGACAGCTTCGTGAACGTCGTTCCCGAGCCCTCTCGCGACACCAAGGACCTCGTGATGCAGATTCAGGGAATCTTCGGCTTCATGCTCGTTGACCCGACTGCCCGCGCATTCGTCACCAACGGTGGTGCTGCCGAGATGTCGTTCAACTCCGGCGACTACACCAAGGATGCCGTCTATGTGACCGCCAACGACGATACCCTCGGCGACGTGGTTATCAAGAACGGTCAGGAGACCATCGAGAGCGGCACTGAGGTAGCCAAGGGCACAACCCTGACGCTGACCGCTACGCCGAAGACCGGCAAGAACTTCGTGAAGTGGAGCAACGGCCAGACCGCAACGACCATCAACATCGTCGCTACGGGTGATCCTATGGCCATCGTAGCCGTCTTCTCGGGGGAATAACCGCCGGGGATGAGCCGGCTGAACAAGCATCGGATGAACCTGAAAAGGTAAGTTACAACTTCACTTCGTACAGCGCCGATGGCGAGACCGAGTACGGAAACGGAACGGTCGAGACCACAGGCGAGAAGAAGACCTTCAACGGTGTCGAGTACACCGAGGCCGAGGTGAAGACGAACACCGAGCCCGAGTGGGTGGGACGCAAGTTCTACATCATCTCAACCGCGACCGCAGACGGAACGACCAAGTACCCGCTCTACGACGCCGAGGGCCAGGAGGCCGGAGTTCTGGTAGCTATCACGCCGACAGCGTAAATCTCTCAAAGGGGGTACGGGAGCCCCAAGGCGCTTCATATCGCCCGCCGACAGGGCTCCCTCCCTTTTCATAAGCAAAAAGTAGTAACCAACGCAAAAATTTATAGAATATGGCAGACATTAATTGTCCTACAATGATGAATATTCTCAAAGCCGACGAGTGCTTGGAGAATCTGGCCGGCATCAGCTCCGACGTGTATGTCGGCATCAAGTCTGACCTGGCCGCTCCCCTGACCGCCGAGGAGAACGTCTATTCGACGCCTTCCTTCGCCAGCGGCAAGGGACTCTACAAAGTTCAGGGTAAGAACGAGGCGCAGAAGATCCACTTCTCAAGCCTTGGCCCCCGCAAGGGCTACGACCTTGACATCACCGTCGTCATCGAGTCGCTCAATAAGACGTTCAGTAAGGTCGGTCGCGCTTTGAACAACCTCGACCTGTTCTTTATCGTTGATGACGGCGATGAGTCGCTCATCATGTACGACCCGCAGCGTCGTTGCGAGGCCGACAACGGTGGAATCGAGGGTGACACGGGTGATACAGCCGACAGCGATCGCCAGGCCACCTGTAATTTCCACCTGAAGCCGGTCAAATATCCTCTGCTCTACGTTGAGCGTCCGCAGTCTGGCGGATGGGACGGCCTGATGGCAGGATAACCCTCTCGCTCACCGAAAGTCATAATCTGAATGGTTTCATAAGTTAGTATTGATTTTAGGTTAGTATTGACCCCCGCACCACGAGTTGATGCGGGGGTTTCTTATGCTCATTCCGTCGGCGCTTCGTCGGTGGTCTCGGGCTGTTCGGCAGTCGGAGTCTCGACGGCCTCGGTCGGAGTATCTTCGGTCGGTGCTTCGACTTCTGCCTTCGGCTCGGCTGCGTCCTCGGATGCCTTCGCCTCGGCTTCCTTCTTCTTCCTTGCCTTGCGTTTCGAGAGGCGCAGGATGGCGCGGAGGTTCTCGATGAGCGAGCCGACGGTGCCCTCGCTTCCGAGCATCCGCTCATTCGGCCCCACCGCCGCCGAGTAGGCCGTCATCACCGCCTCGGTGCGCGGCTGAAGCAGCATCTCGCCCTGCACCACCATCGACTCACGCTCGCCGACGACGCAGAACGCCTCCAGCCCGAGTCCCTCGCGCCAGGCGTAGTCCACCTGCTTCATCAGCTCCTCGCCCAGTTCAGAGGCGACCATCTCTCGCTGATCGGTGGCCGTCAGTAGATGCAATTCGCGAATCCACCCACGATTCATCCAGTGCCGTAGGAAGCGCATCAGCACCACGTCCACCTCGCGAATACAAATCCAATACTCGCCGAATCCACCGCTTGCCAAACAACAAGCCGCCTGCATCAGCTTCTCAATCGTCACGTCACCGTTCGTCTGGAACAGCGCACTGCCCTTGCCGGCTTTCACCGCACGGGGCAACTGTTGCTCTATGCAACAAGGCTCTAAATATGCCATAACTTTCTCTGTTTTTGATTACTACGACACAAATATACGGCTTTTTCCGTCAAATTTGGGACATACTATGCGGTTTTTAGTCCCATTATAAATATATAAAGGTGTAATTTTGCCATTGAAATCAAACAAAAAGGCGATATAGATTATGACACAGAGACTTTACACCGAAATGAGCGCAGACGAGCAGGCACTATGGGTGCAGGACTTCGCGCAGGTAATGGAACAATGCAGCGAACGGCTTGCGCTGCTGACGAAAGGCAAGGCCACCGCCACCACCGACGACGCCGCCGCCATCCGACGCATTTTTTCTCTTCTATCAGTATGGCCATTCGCACAGGACTTCTGCGAGAAGGCGCAGCGCTACGGCGACTACATGGCGCGGACCAGCCGCTTGCCTATATATATAGAAAAGGTAAAGGAAAAGCTGGCCGACGGTCTGACGATGACCGACGCCAATGGCCGACTCGTGGCATACGTCTCACCGTCTACCCCCATGCGCCGCCGTGGCCGTCCGACAAAAGAAGAAGTCGCAGCCCGTCTGCGAGGCGAGAAAATTACCGTCGCCGCCACCGACGATGCCGAAGCCCGCAAGCGCCGCACCATCGCCAAGATGCTCGGTTTGGAAGTGGTGATCCACGGCGATGCACCGCGAGAAAAAAACAACGCCGAGATTGCCGCCGAGAAAGCCGCCCGTCAAAAGGAATATGAGAAACAGAATCCGAGTCTGTTTCCGACCGATACACAACCTCCCGTTGTCTCCCAGGGTGCGTCCGTGACTTCCGCACCCGGAGCCGCCGCCGAAGAAGTCACAACCCCACCTGCAGGCGGTGCTGACCGTCGCGAAGGTCAGCCTGCCGAGGGTGGTTTACCCTGTCCCACGATGAGTGAGGTCTATCAGGATCGCATTGAACAAGACCGTCTGCGCCTCAGTGACCTCGCCTGGCTGTGCAGCGATGATTTGAAGAAGCGCATCGAGACCGTCCGTGGTCTGCGTGTCACCGCCGAGAGTGCCAGCGAACGTGCGAAGACAATGGCGGACATGGGCGCCAAACCAGAGGACATAGAGCCTTACACCCAGCAGGCCAAGGAAGCCGTCGAGGGCTATCAGGCCATCTACGCCGCCGTCGATGAAGAACTCGCCATCCAGTTCAAACGCCTTTCACTCGATCAGCCCTACATCGACCGCTTCAAGGCCCGCTTCAAGGGTGTTGACATCGAGAAGGTACTCCACATCTGCCGACCCTACTACGAGAAAATCCGCGAGCAGGAAAAGCAGCGCGCCGACGAGATGGCCAAAAAGGGCGAGCTGACCATCGACGAGCGCATCCGCCTGCTCATCAATCGCGACAACCCAGAGTACGCCGCCCGCCTGAAGGCCGAGGAAGAGAAGAAGCAGGAACTCCAAGCCCTCCACCGCTACATCATGCGCAAGGACAAGGAGGCCAGTGACGAGCGCGTGAAGACCATGACCGAGCGCATCGCCCGAATCCGCACCCTCGCCGGCGACGATGTAGCGAACACCTACCTCCCCGTCCTGAACAAAACCATCGAGGATAATAAAGCCTGGCGTGCCGCCAAAGGCAAGACGGAAAATCCAGCTCCCGAGGAAAAGCCAAAGTCCGAGAAGAAACCAACGGCAAAGAAACTCTCGAAAAAGAAATAAGTCTTTGCAATTTCTTAAATACATTTCATTTAGCCATAAATACGATAGCCGCCTGCATGTCTCAAACAGACCGCTGCGGGCGGCCTTTTCCGTCCGTTGTCCCATTTCCCGCCATGCCGCACATATCTTTGTATCAGAAATTAAACAAGACGAGACAAATGAACACATTAATCAGTGACATTCAGCCCATCCTTCTCACGGCACTCGTGGGCGTCATCATCGCCTACGCCCGCTATGTCAATTCCCTGAAAACCCGCGTGGCGGTACTTGAAAAAACCATCGAAGACCTTCTGAAGACCATCGAGTCCATGCAGAAGCGGCTCGACAGCCACTCCCGCAAACAAGACGAAATCTACGACACGCTCAACGTGGTCAAGGGGAGCATGTCAGACATGAAGGTAGAAATCGTCAAGGAGATGGGTTCGATGACCGCCAGCATGAGCTCCATGGCCAGCGACATACAGGGACTCTCGCGCCTGCTCTCTTTCTGCGACACAGGCTACCGCATCAACCGCGACCCCGCCGACTTCAAATAGCCACCACCCCCCGCTCAGCGGTTTGCCCGCCGAGAGACATAACCACCGTCCCCGACGGTTCTCCGTCGGGCTTAAAAACAAAGAAAACTATGGGAAAAAACATCATCAAGACCAAGAACGAAGCCGTCGAGCGCTGGCATAAGAAGATGCCGCGCTTCTTCCGACAAATAGTAGTGCTCTGCGCCTGCGTAGCACTCTCAGCCTTCGTCATCAACACCGCCCTCGTCATTTCAGGCGCCGAAGCCCACCTCTGGTGGCGCGACATCTACCCCCTGCTCATCGGCGTGCCCACCGGCATGGTTATCGTCTGCAAGCTCACCGTCGCAGGCGGCTACCGCGACATCGACCCCGACCCCCTCTCCCACGGACGCCCCGACCACCTCCAGCGCCCTGAGAGCCGCCGCTCTAGCCGCGTCAGCGACGGCCACTACAACGACTCCGACGTCGAGACCGCCCCGCCCCTCGCCGAAATCGAACCCTACGACGAGCCCCTTGACTAATGACCCATATTCAGCAGTGGCTCCACTTCACTCCACGGCGCTATTTCCATGTCGTTGGTCTCTGGATTGAAGTAGCCGACGGCGATGATGCGGGGCTTGGCATCGACGGTATCTTCGACGATAAACATCTCAAACGGCTCCACCTTCGGCGGTTCGATGTCGCCCTCTGCCACCTGCTGACGGGCGGCGAGGCGGATGCGATCAATGTCGGCACGACTCAGTTGCACCGTCTGGTGGTTGTCACCGACGCTGGCTTTGCGGACTGCGGCCAACTCTTCTTTTAGCATCGTGTCGGCTGTCACTTGCTGGATTTGCTGCCAATACGTCCACAGGTAGAGATTCTGCACCGTGGCGGCGTAAGCCTCCGGGCTTTTTAGTAGGGTCAGCACGGCGAGGCTCTGATTGATGAACAGCCTGCGCTGTTTCTGGTCCCAGACCAACAATCCCGACTGCTCCAGGCGGTCTAATGTCGAGAACACACTCGAAAAGTTCTTCAACTCGCGGAGCTTCTTGCGCTGCTCGCGGCGCTTCTTTGAAAAATACGTGAAAATGCTCATAAATCTTATGTTAATCTGTTACTATGTCTTTAAATGTTATTCTGTCTTATTTGTGTTTGCGCCGTATCTTCTCCATTTCTTCTGCTTCGACCGCCATGTCGTTCAGGTGGCGCAGGATGGCGTGAGCAGTCTGGGCATTGATTTCGGTCTCGGTCAGGCCGCCGAGGTACTTCTGCAGCGTTGCCATGCTGCGCGTATATAGTTCTATAGGTAATGGCTGCTGCTTCGAGCGGCTGCTGGGCTTCTTGTCGCTGGACTTGAAGCACTTCGGGTACTGTTCTTTCAGGTACTGCATCATGCTCGACCACCAGAACATGATGACCTGCCATTCCACCTCGGAGATGCGGGCGAGGCGGATGCGCCACTTCGGACAGCCAAATACGAGCGAGAGCACCGCCAGCCTGATGTCCTGCTCCTGCTTTGCGAGTGCGGCAATACTCCCTTTCTTCTCCCGCTCCGCCACCAGCGCGTTCGCTGTGTTGGTGTACGCCTCCATCCAGTCGTTGATCCAGCGGTAGGTCTGCCACGTCATGCCGTCCATCAGCTCGCCTGGCGCATACCACTCCCGCTTCCACAGCGGCCACCACCTTCTCACCCTCTTCGGATATGGCCACATCAGCTTCGGCATCGGCAGCGGCCTTCCCTTACTGTCCGTCGCATCCACCCACTTCAACTGCTCCATGAAGCTGTGTACTTGCCACGTTTCGAGTTCAAACTCCACCTCCCCATGCCGACATATAAAAACATTATGTTCTTCTGTACTTATGTCTAAAATTTGACCTACGGTCGAGTTCTGTCGCGACTCGGCATAGTCGATGCGAGCATCACTCTGCTCTCGCTGCTCCATCACTTCGACCCCTGCGAAGCGGAAAAACAGCCGCGTCTTAATCTCCACCCAGTCGAAGGGGTGGAACCGCGAAAGGCTGGCCATCATCTGACTGCGCAAGATTTCCTCGGCAATCATCTCCAGCTCCCGCGTCGAGCACATCTGCCAGCCCTTCGGCACGTGTAAATCCAAATGTTTAGTTTCCATATCGCCTATATATATTATAAAAGGTACTAATGCCCGCCGGGGGTCATCAACAGACTCGTCCTGAACCTGAACAGCTTCACACCGATGTAGAGCGAGTCGAAAGCGTCGGTGATGTCGGTACGGGTAGCCATCGGGTTGTCCTCGGTCTCGGCCTTCTTCTCCTGCGACTTATCCTTCTTGATGGTCTTCGTCGTGCCAGTGTAGCTCACCTTGATTTCGGCCTGCTCCATCGCCAGGATGAGTGCCTCGTTGTTGATGCGGTTGATGCGGATGCCGGGATAGGCAAAGCCGCCCAGTGCCTCGTTGATGATTTTCCACTTCTCGGTGTGGAACATCGGGTGGCCCATGTCGATACCGATCACGTCCCACTGGTACTTCTGCAGTTGCCCGATAATCGTGTCCTTGAAGTCGAGGTTCTTCTCGATGGCATAGCCCTTGAACTTGGCGGTCGAGTCGTAGTAGTAGTACACCGTGCGGTTGTGGTTCTTGTGCGGCCCGTAGTAGCGGTTCCAGTCCTCCAGCAGCGCGTAGAGTTTGCGCTCGTACTGCACGTACATCGAACCGAGCACGCAGAGGCACTCCACGCCGTCGCGCTTATACACCTGCCCCGTGACGATGCAGTTCATCTTGTCGTTGTAGTCGAAGGCGATGTGCAGCGGCAGCACGTCCACCACGTCGCCGTCCTGCGTACAGTCGTCCACTCGCGCCAGCCGGTCGAAGTCGTAAGCCTCGTACTGCTCCGTGTATTTCGCCCCGCTCTTGATCTGTGTGGCCGTCTGCAGCGTCACGCTCTTGTCGATGCACGGTGCGTCGTCTGGGATGTAGCCATGCACGTTCTCGATGTCGAGGTTGGTGTAGAATCCGTCGTTAGCCTTACGCTTGCGCAGGTTCAGAATCGACGTGCCGAACACGCCGCTCGGCAACTCACGATACATCTGGGCGATATACTCAAATGTCACGATATCGGCGTTGTCCAAGGTCGATGCCCGCCAGCAGTAGAACGCGCTCGCCCTGAGCTGCTGGATGCGCTTCAGGTAGGCATTGTTGGGGATGTTCAGCTTCATTAGTTCAAACTGGTCTGCCTTCGTGATGAGATACTTGTGGTTGAACAGCAGGTCGGCATCGTCCTGCGAGATCAGCTTATACGACACCAGCATGTTCACGCAGCCCTTCGAGTCGGCGGCATACTGCTTCGGGATGATGCGGTAAGGACCATCGCGCTTCGTGACGGCTTCGTACAGCGCCTCTATCGCCTGCTTCTTCTCTGGCGTCACCTCCGTCGGTCGGCGACCCTCCTTCTTGGCATAATAGAAAAAGTCGTTCCACTTGATGACATCCTTGGCAAACGCCTCCAGCTCCGCCTGAATCTGTCGGTAGGTCATATCCGTAAACGGCCCCAGCATCGGTTTGTCGTCGAGTTTCTCTTCCTCCTGTTCGAGCCAGGCACCTTTCAGCGTCAGCGAGGCGTCGCTCATAAACGATGTGCCGCAGTAGAGCGGATTCTCACGGCTGAATCCGGGGTCGCCGAACGGGTGCGTCTGACCGCTGATGGCAGGCACCAGTTCCTCGTAGATTTTCTGCTTGCGGGCAAATCGGCACTCGTCGAACAGTGCGTGGTTGAAGGTGTAGGAGTTGGCACTGGCTATCTGCGCCATCGAAATCATCTGCCAGATGAAGCCGTTGGCAAACCAGATGGAGTCCGAGTAGTTGCGCAGTTCGGCAATCGGCTTGGGCACCCACGACGGCGGCTTACCAGGACCGTAATGCACACCGGGCGTCAGACCGTAGAAACGCGCCATTGCCGCCAGCGCACTGGGAATCAGTTTGCACATCAGCTGTGCCCGCGAGATACCGCCCCACGCACCCATGCCCTGCGGCATCGACTTGGCCACGACAAAGGCGCGGTCGCCGATGTGCTCCGTCTTTCCGACACGGCGCGATGCCACGCCCCGCTCGTCGTGTGCCTGGATGATGTGGCTCATCCTTTGCGGCTTGTTCATATATATATCTACGCTGTCTGCCATAGCCCTTTTGTTCCTTTTGTTCTTCTGTCTAAGAAAAATGTTATTCTGTTCTTGCGTCCCGTTGGTAGCAAGCGGCATAGCCGAGTCCTATGTCTTTAAACAGTTACTATGTCTTGCGCCTCGCGAAGACGCACGGTTCGCCCGTCACCATCGAGCACTCCATGCGGAAGCCCGCCATCTGCAAGTCCTCGACGTAGAGCGCCAGCGGGTCGCCCAGCGAGCACACGTAAGCCTTGAACACCTCGCGCAGCCTTGCGTCGTCGAACTGCTCATATCCGTCTTCGCCCTCGCGGCACGGCACGTAGCCGTTCACGAAGGCCGACACCTTTGCCGGCACGATAAAGTCACGCAGGCTGACCTTCGCCACCTCCACCTCGGGCATCAGTTCCTGCCCCACCGGGTCATCGTCCCAGTCCATCGTCTGTTTCTTTTTTCTGCTCATAGTCGTTTATCTTGCAAATGGGTCATACGTGTCAGGATCGTTGGTCTGTTCGGGCTCGTCGGTCTGCTCCTGCTCTTCTTCCTCGTCGCCTTCCTCGCCGTCGGCAGGCACCATCATGCCGTCCTGCCCCTCCACGAACTCCTGCACGTCCTCGAACTTCGCGCCAATCTTCTTCGCAAACTGGCGCAGCTCGTCGTCGGTGTAGTTCTCGCGGTCGGGCTTGATAATCGAGATGTCACCCGTGATGTTGCGCTCGGCTCCTGGCTTCAGTGCATCGGCAGGGTTGGCGTCCTCCTTCCAGTCGTTGTTCATCTTCTCCAGGTTGCGCTGTGCCTCGCGGATGGCAGAGACGTTGCCCGTCTGCTGACCGAACTTCGACAGCCACCGCGTGTTAGCCTGGTACAGCAGCTTGTCGAGGTGGTTCTGACTCACGTTCAGCCGCCCCACCAGCGCGTTGACGCAATAAATGTCATTTGCAATCTCCGTATCTCGTCTGGCCGACACCGCTCCCGTCTGAGGGTCGCGACGGATGCCGAGCACCTGCATCAGCTCCACGTCCTCGGCGATACCCATCTCCGCGTTCGCCACAATCAGCGCATAGTCCCTCGCGGCAAGGTTCTGCACCACCTTTCGCGGCTGGGCCGTCGGGTTCTCAATCATCAGTCGGTAGGCGTTCATCACCAGCAGTGCCCTGAATCGCTGGTCGGGTCGCAGGTTCATGCGGCTCAGTTCCACGCCGCCCTGCGCCCAGCGAGTAATCTTGTCGATGTAGTTCTGTGAGGGTTGTGACATAATCTTCCTTTCGTTTTTGATTCTGATGACAAGGACGGTGCAAACCGAACGCAGAGAGCTTGCTCTATGCTGAGGTGTAGCCCGTTCTCGCAATGAATTTTGTTTATTGCAAAATTAACACCGGCCTTATGGCAAAATGGGACTACTTTCACAACGCGCCAGCCGATAAACAATATCATCGCGTGTCCCGCGATACTAAAACGGAGGAAAGTCGGCGGTCTCTGCGACTTTCCGTGTTAAGCCCCTTTATATGTAGAAAGGGGTTTGGGGAAAGTAGAATTTTCTTTGGTTCGTTTCTTTTTGAAAAGAAATGAAGAAGCAGCGAGAGCAGAGTGATGCTCGCATCGACTATGCCGAGTCGCGACTGAATAAGACGAATGTCAAATGAATGAAACCCTTTGTCCCGTTTCGGCGAAACGAAACCTGTACCTTTACGGTATGACAACACAAGAACTACGCATGATGATGCTCGACATCGACGGCATCCTGACAAAGTACAACGCCTCGGCGACGGACGTGCTGGCGGCGGCGCAGGCCCTCGCCACATCCGCTATCGGCGACCTGGCTAACAAGGGCAACCTGCCAGACACCCTCCACCGGCACCACCGACCTCACCGCTGAGAACGCAGCCGACCTCATCGACCGCGCCGGCGGCGTCACCGTCAAGGTCCGCGCCATCGTGCAGCAGAAGTTCACCGACCTGCTCCACGCCAACGGCGGCGGCAAGGTCGAGCGCACCGGCATCGAGACAAAGGCTTACGTCGAGCGCACAAACGGCTCTGGCGAGGCCACAGGTGGCGATGACAATGGCAATGGAGGTGACGACAACGGTGGTGACGACTTAGAGGGCTAATTGTTAGCACCGTTGTCTGAGCCCGCACTATCTAACAAAAGCCCCCGATGGACTCCATATCCACCGAGGGCTTTATTTTATCTTTTGGTCGGGCTGTCGCCCTTGAAATTTGGTTTAAAATTCTGGTTTATAATTCTATTTATAATTTTAAAAACCATTTTAAATACCAATTCTAAATACCATTTCAAGCGAAGCGCCCGTCTTTTTTGGTCGTCACTGGCGTTCCTCAAAATTCAGTTTAAAATTCTGGTTTATAATTCTATTTATAATTATTTTAAATCAAATTTTAAATACCAATTCTAAATACCATTTCAAGCCGCAGGCGACCCTTACATCATTTTCACCTTCTCAATCGTGCCGTCCGCATACAGCTTATACCATGCAGAGTACAGACGGTCGGCGCCGAAGTTAATCAGCATCCCGTACTGCGTATGCGTCAGGTGCATATAGTTCCACAACTGCCTCACATGCTCCTCCGTGGTATGCTTCACCGCCTTCAGTTCCACGATGATGCCGTCGATGACCAAATCCATCCTGTACGTCTGCTCCAGCTGCACGCCCTTCCAGAAGATAGGCAGCAGCTTCTGCCGCTCAACCTTATGGCCGTCCTGCGTCAGCAGATACTCCATCGCCGCCTCGTAGGCCGACTCCAGCAGCCCAGGCTTATACTCCGCGTGAACCTTCATCGCCACGCCCGTGATCGCTCGCATAGGCTCCAGCGTCTTGTTGTACTCACTAATAGCATCCATATCGCCCAATTTTAAATCAAATTTTAAATACCAATTCTAAATACCATTTCAAGCGAAGCGACCGAAAGATTAATTTAGCGAAGCGACCAAAATACATCAGCCACCAGCCATCATCCATCATCCATCTTACTTCTTCCTCTTCACCCCGTAGCGCCGCAGGCACTCGTCGTAGCAGCGCGTGAAGCCTGCCAGCGAAATCCTCTTCACCACCTGCTCCTGTCGCAGCGGGTCTTGCCATCGCACGGCAATCCACTTGCCAGCCATCAGGTCATTGCAGTCCACGTCAAACACCATCGTGCTGAAGAATGTATCGCCGACGTGTTCCACCCTGCCGAACTTCATCTTCACCGTGCCGAAGTCCTCCGTGCTGTCATCCTTTGGCAGCTCCACGCGCCACTCATAGTCCACATCCCTTTCCGGCAGCTTCCCGTGATGCTCCAGCACCGCCTTCTCCGTCTCGTCCATAAACAGCACACCGTCGTACCACTCCAGCACACCCAGTTTGTTCGGTCCAGGGAAGAACGAGGCCGTCCACCGCTCCTTATCGTCGAAGTAGCGCAGGTAGTGGTTCTTCTTTCCCGTGAACTCATCCTCCGTCGTATAAGCCTCCCATCCCCCGTGCGCCACCTGTGCCTGCACCGCCGACACCATCACGCTCATAAGAGCCATCAAAATCATTTTCTTCATATCGCCTATGTTTTAAGGGTTAAACAATTATTTTCCTGCAAATGCGATTACCAGTCCGATGATGCCAAGCGGGATGAGCAGGCCCGTCTCGTAGATGATTACCAGCACCACCGTCATAGCCAGCAACGCCAGTATCTTCTTCCACCTTTAGAGTCCCCCGCCCATCGGGGGACGGCTATAATGCAGGGGGCACCACTGCCGAACCCGAAGCGACCGCGCGAATCCCTCGGCTGCCACATCCAGTGATTACTCCTGCGTCCGTACCGTGCCATACCTTTATATTATAATCTGAGCCACGCCACGATGCCGACGGCAGCCGTGCCGCTGACACCCATCAGCACCACGCTGGCGGTGAGCACGATGACCGCTAATGAATACAAACCTACGTTCTTCATGCCTGTACCGTTATTGTCATTGCCTTTTTGCAGTGCGGACAGATAATCGCCTGCTGCATCTGCACCGATGGCTGAACAGAGGACTGATGTGCGTCTGATGGCTGACCGCTGCTGAAGGGCAGTCCGTCATCCTGTGCCTCCTTCTCCTGCCCACCCTGTGCCGACGGTTGCTGTTCGGGTGCGAGGCGATAGCCTGCGGCTTCTATTTCTTGCGTGAACAACTCCCACGGAGCGATGCCGATGGCGTTGGCCACGGCTTCGATGGTTTCCCACTTTGGATTGTCAATAAGTCGGTTTACTTGCTGATTGTGCTTGTTCATACGGCGTGCCAACTCGCTTTTGTTGATTCCTCGCTGGTCCAGTACCTGTTCTATGCGTTCTGTGATGTTCATAAACAATAGTATTTGATGTTTTTATCAATTTTGCTGCAAAGTTAAGCATTTTTGATGATATAAGCAAACTTTTCTGCTACTTTTTTGCTATTTTGCGCTAAAAAAGTTTGATTTTTAGCGATTTTTGTTTGAATTTGGCTGTTTTTACTGCTGTTTTTGTGTTAAAAACGAACGGTTGAAATGTTAAAACACTGCTTCTTGCCCCGTAAAAACTGAAAAATAATTGCTTATTTTTAACTATGGTCGGCAAGTTGGCACTTTTCGCGGCTCCCACGCTAACTGCTAACTTGCTGAATATCACTTAGTCCCATTTCTGAACTTAAACCCA